CCCAAGTCCTAAAACCATGTTAGGGCACCCTCAAAAAGGCGAACGCAACCGACGCGTCGGTAAAATGGTCGATAGTAAGTTCAAGTCCAAGGTTGTAAAGTCTCCTCGAGTTCAATCGTTGGATAGTTCTAATCTCAAAATTCTAGTTAATTACAAGGAACTCTTTCGAGTCCTAGCAACTTACCACCCAGAATTCAAGGTTGAATCAATCATAATCGAGAAGATGATGATGTGATTCGAGCTCTTATCCAGGCGCTTACGTACCAGGGGTACAGCGGATACACTTCTTTTCTCAAAGGAGTGTAGACACCGTATCCTAAGGTACATAAGCGGAGATCCTGAGCTTAGTCCACCTAACCAGTGAATCAAGTTTTCGAAGGAGAGTGGGATCCCTTCATGTTTACATGAATGGAAACCACTTCTCGATCTCAAAGACCTTACAATATTAAAACTCTGCCTCACGGCATTGTTCTGTACTCGTTCTTGAAAAGGCTCTATTATCCCCGACTACTCGAGTATTATTTCGGGTACTAGGGAATTTGAGATACCTGATGATTTCTTGCTCTTCTTACAAGAGCAAAATTTATCAGATATCCTAGAGACACATACCATAGATTCATTTAAACCACATCTTACTACCACAATGGGTCCTAACGGACCCGCCCTTGGAACATCACTAGATGATTTAAATCTCCTTCCTAATGAATTATGTATTGACTTAGAGTCAATATGTAATGATGAAGAAGGAAATCTAGGATTTTACCTCGATAGAAGGCCGGCTCCCACACTAGGTTATACCAAGAAAGGTAAAACAGCGTGTATTCGGAGACTTCAAGCTATCGCGGACAAGGAGGGAAAGACTAGAATTGTTGCTATGTTTGATTATTGGTCACAGGGGGTTCTCAAGCCCCTGCACGATCTCCTAAATCACGTCTTACGACGTTTTAAAGAAGATTGTACCTTTAATCAGAATAACTTCAAAACTCTTCTTTCCTACTGTGGAACAGACACATTCTATTCAATTGATCTTAAAGATGCAACAAACCGAATGCCTTCAAATTTACAGGCACTTGTTTTGTCGTACATTATGGGGTCAAAAGAATATTCTGATGCCTGAGAGAGAGTCATGGTTGATTATGAGTTTGCTACACCAGAAGGCCCTGTGCGTTATGCACAAGGTCAACCGATGGGAGCTTACTCATCTTGACCCATGATGGCGATTACTCACCACATGATTGTCAGGTATTCAGCATGAAGGATTAAGAAAACTCCTAAATACTCAATACTTGGCGATGATGCCCT